AGCAGCACCAGGGCGCGCGACCGCCTCTTGTTGAGGTCGCTCTGCGGGTCCCGGATGTCCCGGATGACCCCGTAGGGCATCCCGTTGCGCTGGAATCGGTAGCAGAACATCGGAACGAACGGCAGGGATCGGTGATTGTAGGGGGACAGTACGTCCTGCAGGTAGGTCGACCCCGCCCAGATCGCGCACCGCACCGTCATCACCCGCTGCGTTACCGTGGCGAACATCCCGCCGCGGACGAGGTACTGATGATCCTCGTGCTCCGGCCGGAAGATCGCTCCGTTGAGCGCACCGTACGGCGTATCGGGGTCCCGCATCTTCAGCACGTCGACCGTCGCCGGCATCCGGTACCACATCTCGATCGGCTTGATCCGATGGCGGTTCGTGTCGAACGGCCCGCCGAACATCGCGTCGATATCCGACTCCAAATCGAATTCGGACGCCAGATCGGTGGCCACCATATCGTCCGGCAGGTACGGATAGAGGGAGTTGACGCCCTCCGCCAGCACCCGCAGCGCCTCCGCGCGCTCGGGGAACATGTCGGCCATGATGTCCAGGTCCGCCCACTTCGACCGGATGACGTAGCGCCAGTCGGAACCGTCGTTCGAGCTCCCCAAGTGGTCGAACCACATGTTGCGCCACTTCTCGTTCCGCTCGAAGATCGGAGAGCCGTCGTCGGTGTCCCGCGCGCCGTACTCGATCCACCCGAGGCCGGCCTTCACCGCCGATTCGAACGCCCAAGACCGCTGATACTCGCCCTTCGAGCAGTCCTGGATGTACTTCATGACCTGCGTCTTGCTCTTGGCTCCCTGCGCGCCCTTCTTTTTGCGAGGCAGCACCCGGTAATCGATACGGTTCTTGCGCTCGACTCCCAGGATCCAGTTGACGGTGTTCTTGACGACGTTGAACGCCAGCACCGGCTGATTTCGGTCCATCAACGTCTGGACGTCTTCGGCCTCCATCTGGATGCCGTCGTAGTAATCCTCGTCGATCGCCATTTGCGTGCGGTTCTCCGCCTGCGCGGTCCGGGCCTGCCGGTACCACTGCTGCAGAAACCGAAGCCTCTCCTGCCACGGCTCCACCTCGAGGGGATGCGAGTAGGATTGAGGGACGTGAACCGCCGCGGAGGCCGGCGGCCCCTTCCTGCGCTTCGCTCTGAGGGTCGGCAGGGCCATCAGTGCTTCGTCACCTCGTCAGGAACGTACAGATCCGCCTCCGTCATCGGGACCTCGCCGTCGAAGATCGTCTTGTTGCCGTTTTTCAAGACCATCTCCGCCATCCGGGAGCCAGGGATCCGGTCGTCCTGATCGTGTCCGGGGAAGTTCTTCAGGTCGTCCAGCCCGTCCTGAACCCACAGGAGCAGCTGCGCCGCGGCCGGAGGCGACGGCTGGATCTCGAAGACCTGCATCATCTTGGCGAGGTTCCAGGACGTGCAGAGCAGGATCCCAATGGTGCGGGCGAACATCTCCGCAACCGCACAGCAGGCGGTGTCCGTCGTTGCCCGGAAGGTCTCGGCCACCCCGACCGCGAACTGCCGGCGATACGCCGCCTTGGCGACGATCTTCCCGAAGTCCTGCCGATCGCGCAGCACCGTGATCTCGTCCCGGTTGTCGGAAGGGTCGATGTACTTGTGGAACGCACCGATCGGGATGATGAAGGAGCTCCCCGGGCGCTCCGGTCGGGTGATGACCATGGCCGGCTCGTACTTCTCCGACCCGTCGACCAGCGTTTTCACGTGATGGATCTCGCGTTTCAGCCCTCCGAGGTGATTCAGGTGGGCCATATCAACCCCCTGGTGGGAATCCGGTTCCCGTGTTCGTCCGTCCTGAACGTGAACGACATCGGTTCGAGGATTGATTGCTCCGTCGCCGTCCGCTTGCCCGCCGGCACGCCGCGCATGAACACCTCACGCATCCGGCTGTCCATCTCGGGATTACCCACGACGATCACCTTTTTCCGTTCACTCACTGCCCCCTCCATGTGGCCGGACGCCGCACCTTCGCCCGCCAGTCCTTGCCCTTCGGCGACACCTTGACCGTGCAGATCGACGCATTGACCACCGCGTCCCCGTCGTCCGGCGACCGCCCCAGGCGCTTCTTGATGCCGGGCCCGTCCGGCCCGTCCTCCTTCGGCTCGACCAGGATCCCGCCCGGCGTCAGCTTCCACATCGGCGCGCACAAATCCGCGCGCAGCTGCGAATCGGGGGGAAGCGCGATGTTGTCTCCGATCTTCGGATCGAGCGATTCACGGAACCGCCACCACAGCAGCGCCCGCCTGTTGCGGAACGAGAGGCGATTCGTCATCTTGTCGGTCTGCCCCTCGACGCCCTCCTTGCTCGCGCCGTTGACGGCGACGACCTGCACGTCGTTCGAGTCGAGGTGATCGACGACCGACCCGCCAACGCCCACAACATCGACATGCACCGGCGCCCCGTCCCGGCGATGGATAACGACGTGCCCAGCGGCCGTGCCGCCATCCGGCACCTCGGCGCCGGGGATGCGCACCAGCGGCGCGTACCAGGTGCCGTGCCGCGGAGCGATCACCATCTTGTCCGGCCCGCCACGCGCGCAGTCGACGCCCATCGAATCCATAGGCTTGCCCTGCCCGCCGTCCGCGCGCCACCGCGCTTGCGCTGCATCGACCCAGGCGGTAGGAATCACCTGCCACACCGAGTCCTCCATGCCGGCCCGGAAATCGCCGTTGAGCATCTGCGACCGAAGCGGTTCGGGGAGCGCCTGCAGCTGCGCCTCGTACCCTGTAGCCATCAAAAACGGGTTGTCGATCAGGCGAGAGGGGATGAATGTGCGGGAGATGGGTTGAATCATTTTGCCTTCGTGCAGGAATGGCTTACCGTCCAGGCACTCGTGATCCTCACCATTGATCGTCGTGTACCACCGCAATTCGCCAGGCTTGGCGGGGTTGGGATGCTTGTCGTCGAGCCAAGGCCCCCAATACTTGACGACCCACTGCCCTTCCTGGTTCGTCGGCGGGTTGCCGGTGCACATGATCCGGCACCGCTGGCCCTTCACCACGGACCGTAGCCAACCGCACAGGAACCGGAACTGCAACTCGAGGAAGTGCGTGATCTCGTCGAATCCCTTCAGATCGTGCGCACGCCCTTGGTACTTCTGCTCATCACCCGGGTCCTTACACGCGCCGAGCTCCACCTGCCGCCCGAACCTCGGCAGGCGCCACACGTGGTCCTGCCCGTTGTACCCCTCCCTGCCTCCGAGAATCTCCGTCATCCGGTCGATAATGGCGAGGAGCTGCGTACCCTCGCGCCGGAAGATGATCGATCGCTTGTGGTGCGTCAGCGCCATGCCGATCAGGAGGTCCGTCTTCGAGCCTCCCGCCGATCCGCCGAAGTAGACGATGTCCGCCAGTGACTCGTACGCCTCGGTCTGCGGCCCTGGCAACGGCACCCACACGTCCTGCTCCGCGGCGAGGATGGAATCCAACTCGGATTGTTCTGATGGCGACAGGAACGACAGGACCTCGGCAAGCCCGGCGATCTCCGAGGCCGCTTGATTCATCACGGCTTTGCGACTCCCGCTTCAGTTGCGCGCTTCTTCGCGCACTCGATCAGGTACCTCAATCGGTTCGCTCTCTCGAGGTCGCTGAATTGAATCGCGGACCCGCCAGGCCCCGATATCTCCGCCTTGGCGGGCGCATGGCTGCCGTCCATCAGGTTCATTTCGTGGATTGCGCGGACTTGGACGTCAGGGAAATCGAGGGCCTTGCTGTAGGAGGGAACACCTTCGTACGAAAACAGCTTCTCGCCCTTGAATTCAGCGAGTTCCTTTAGGCGACGAACACGGAATTTAAGCCCGGCGCCCTCATCGTCGAACGCCTTGCGAACCTGCTCCATCGTGCGACGAGTGGCTTCAACGCCCGCCGGATCTGGCTCTGTGGGTTGCGCGGCCATATGCCAACACAGTGCAACCTATTGTTTTTCCTTGTCAATTCGATAAACATCACTTCGATACCCCTTTATTACCCCTTGAAGGGGGGTTGAGAGGGGTATCTTCGGGGGGTTTCACCATCTGGTCTTTTGCAAGCAAGATTGAGTGATAATTCGCATACCATGAGCGAAATACTGACTCGTCAAGATGAACGAGTCTGCCGAGTTTGATGACTGGGATGCTGTACCTCTTCACCCACGATCTTGCTGTGTCTGCGTCCGCCGCTCCGATGCGTTTGGCGATAGACTTCCATCCTGTGTGCATTCCGGTTTCGGTCATTCTTTCGATCCTCCTGTGTGCGCGTTGAGGATCCCCTGGGTGAGAAGTTCCGGTCCGGTTGGTGGTGGCTTTATGGGAATCACGGAGGATATTGCTGCCGTGAGGGCGTGAGAGGATCCTGCCTTTCCGTCGTCTGGTATGCCGCGTGCTCTTCGTGCCTCGATCAGTTTCTCTTGGGCCTTGAGGATTTCAGGGGGAGGCGCGACAGG